CGCTTGATGGTTTGACTGATGTTTCAAGGCTTGCGCCAGATGCAGAAGATATGTTTCCTAGATATTGGGATAGAGATGCTATCATAGCTAATAAAGAAAAGTTTACTCAAATACTACAGAACTGGTACGAGCGTAATCCTAAGATTGTAAGTCGTGATAAACAAGGTAAGTATCAAGAAACAGATATGTCTCCGAATCCTAGAGATATACGCAAGAGAGCAGAAGATACTGTTGATAAGATTTTAGGTTTAGACGATTTAACTGCCGAGCCTGTGTCTTTCTTTGGCATGGGAAAGTCTAAGCATTTCAAGCACAGAGAACTAGATATACCTAATAGCTTAGTTTTTGATTTTATTCAGAACGACCCTATTGTTGTTATGAAAGCATACACTAATCGTGTTGCTCCTCGATATGAGTACGCTAAGAAGTTTAACTCAAAGTCATTAGATGAAGTCTTAGAAGACATCGAAGATGAGATGATGGCGGCTGGTAAAAGTACTAATGAAATCAACGCTGTTCGCAAAGATTTTATTATTATGTATGACAGGGTTGTTGGTACTGTTTTCCGTGAGCCTGATACATGGAGTAACAAACTAGCAACTGTTATGCGTGATGCCGCACAGCTTAATTACTTAGGTTCTGCTGGGTTCTCTACTTTGCCAGACATGGCTAAGATTGTAATGGAGCATGAACTTGGCACTATTATGAAGGTGCTGACAGATGTTATAGGCGACCAGAGGGTTCGCATGAACGCTTACGAGGGAAGAATAGCTGGTGAAATAATGGATATCATTAACGGTTCTTCTCATATGCGTGTGACTGAAGAATTATCTAATGATGTCTTTAGCAAAAACTTTTACGACAAAACGGCAGACGAAGCTAAGAACGTGTTTTATATGCTGAATTTGTTAGCTCCATTTACAAGAGTGTTTAAGCAAATGGACAGCATGTGTCGCGCACACACCATTGTTGATATGGCTTTAAGACGCGCAGATCCAAACGGCAAGTTGTCAGATTTAGATTTGGGGTACATGAGTCGGTACAATATCGGCAGTGACCAAGCAAAACAAATTAAACAGCTTGTTGACATGAACATTATCGAAAACTCCAGACCCGATGGTTCTGGTGTCTGGCTTTTAAATACTGAGAAATGGCCTACTGATGCTGTGTTTACACAATTAAGGGATGATGTCAGGGGTTCTTTAAATAGTGGTATTATGAATACAATTCTTATGGGTACACCAGCAGATAAACCAGTTCTTGTTGATGGCATATTCCATATACCTATGAGGATTGCTGGTAAGTTAGGTATGAAAGAAGACCCAAAGGTTCGAGGCTATGCTCGAATTGAAAATGGTTTAATGGGTATGCCGTTTCAGTTTATGTCATACAGCTTTGCGGCGGCTAACAAAATTACTGCCGCGTATGCTCAAGGACAGGTGCGTAATAGATTTACTGCAATGGCATTGTCTGTTGGGCTTGGCTATATGTCTCTTAGCATTAAATACAACCAGCCATTTAACAGTGAAGGTAGCCAAAGATATTGGGAACAGATGAGTTGGCAAGATAAACTAGGTAGGTCTATAGACCAATCAGGTTTATTGGCTTTGTTTACTGACCAGCTATACACAGCGATGTCTACATCTGCGGCATTAGGTGGACCCGACTTGGGAATGGGGATTATTAATCCAAAAGTTACGCCAGAAGAAGGCGACTATGGTTCTGTTGCAACTGGTTACGGTGGTGCTGGTGTTAGTATTGCAGACGATCTTGTTCGCAACGGCTTAATGGAATTTATGTCTGGCAACTTTGGTGAAGGCTCAAAGAACATATTAGAGAATTTGCCATTTATGAGGCTGTGGTTTCTGAAGGGTATGGTGTCTGCAACTGGTGACGCTATGTCCAGAAGTAGGTTCTAAATTGTGCGTTGCGTGAATTTTTTTTGGCTAGTAAGGTTCGAGCATGGCTATTTCGTTAAATAATAACACACCTAGAGATTCGTATACCGTAACAAGCGGTAATACTCAGTCTTTATTTAATGTTACTTTTTCTTTCTTCGACCAAGAAGACTTAGATGTTTACTTAAATGGTGTGCAAATTTCATTAGGTGCAGATTTTACTGTAACTGGTGGCGATGGTTCTACTGGAACTATTAGCACTGTTGTTCCTGTTGCACCTGTTGGCTCTAATAGCACTGTAGTTATTACTAGAGACATTCCGCTTCAAAGAACTACAGACTTTCCGTTGTCTGGTGTGTTTAACATTGAAGCTTTGAATACAGAATTAGATAGATTGATTGCTATTGCTGGTGATTTGTCTGATGCGTCTACAAGGTCTATTAAATTAAATCCTGCTGACCCTGATGCTACTCTAAACCTTCCTCTTGTTTCCTCCCGAGCTGGTAATGTGCTTGGATTCGATGCCGATGGCGATGCTATTGCGGGTCCTGCCATTACCACGCTCAATAATGTGGTTGCAAATCAAACTGCCGCTAATACTGCGGCTACTAATGCGGCAACGTCTGCGGCGGCGGCTCTTGTAAGCGAAACAAATGCGGCTACATCAGCTACAACTGCCGCGAATACTTTGTCTGCGGCTAATCTTCCTACTAATTTTGTGGGTGAGGCTGGTAAAGTTCTCGAAGTAAACCCTGCTGAAACTGGTTATCAACTTGCTACATCTGCACAGAATAACGGTGTGTTCTATGGTCTGTATGTTGATGGCTCTACTGGCACATTAAAGGTTGACCATAGTGAGTTAGGTGTAGCTGGTTCATTCGACTTAAATGATTATGACAATTATTTTTTCTCATCTCCAAATGTAACATTTACCATTTCTGCAAGTGGTGTGTTGCAAATTAACACTCCATAGGGGAAGCTAATGGCAACGATAGATATTGGAAAAATCAGATTCACATGGAAAAGCGCATGGGTAAACACCACAGCTTACAGCCAGAATGATGCGGTTAGTTACAATGGCAGTTCATGGATTGCCAAGATTGATCAAACTGCTTCTGCTTATAACGCTCTTACAGTTTATAGTTCTGGGGACTTGGCTAGTGATGGGGGAGTTATTTACCGCTTTATAAATGTCACACCGACTGCTGGGCAACAACCATCAGCTAGTGTTGGCTACTGGTCTACTAATGAGCCAACTTCAACTAACACTGTGTATTGGGATATTGTTGCTGAAGGCACAAACATCCTGACAACCCAAGGCGACTTGATGACTCACGATGGCAGTAATGCTACTCGTCTTGCCAGAGGTAACAACGGTGAGGTTCTGACAGTATCAGGTAGCGATGTCACATTTTCTCCTTTAGATGCTTTGTCAGGTAGAAAATATCTTAAGCCAAACTATGACCAAGTTGTTCATCACAATGCGGCAACCACTTATGGGGCATCTGGCTCTAGGGCTTGGCTTGCTGACTATGCAAACAACTGGATACCCGAAAGCGGTATACCTAATCCAAAGATGAGTCCTCTTATGTTTCAAGATAAGTTGACAGGATACGGTGGTGGGTATCGTGGCTTTGCATATCTAAATCAAAACCATGAAGTCATTCTATCTGGCACAGATGGTTATCGTGTGATGGGTAACTCTGGTGGCAACACTCATCGCAGAGGCATTACAACTAATATATCTCCTGAGTTTGGTGGATTAGAAGATGGCGAATACTTTGTTCGCATTTGGTATCAGTATTACAATCTTTATGTAATGACTAACAAAGGCGGATTGTTTGCGGCTGGTTACAATGGTCATGGACAGCTTGGTGTTGGTGATACTTTAGATCGGCACAACCTTGTGCGCGTTCCTGCGTTTGGTCAGGGAAGAACTCACGGTGGTACTGGCACTCGTTTGTGTGGGTTCTGGACAATGGGTGGTGGCGAAGGTTCTGGTCAAGAACATTCTTGTTACGCTATTGATGAACAAGGCAGACTGTTTGTTTGGGGTCACAACAGAAACGGTATGTTGGGCAATGGTAACTCAACTAACCAAAACCGCCCTCAGTTAATAACTACAATGAGTGACGTAACTCACATTGAAATTGGCTATCATTCAGCTATGGCTATTGATGGAAGCAAGAATGTTTTTGCCACAGGTTACAATACCAACGGTCATCTTGCTGGTATTTCTGCACAAAATACTGCCGTTAATACTTGGACACAAATATCTGGTGCAACAAATGCTTATCAGATTATTAATAATAATTGCCAATACTATTCTGGTGGCTGGACTTATTATGGAACAAGTTATTATCTAAACGAAAGCGGAGAGCTTTACTCATCTGGGTATGGTGGCAATAACGCTTTGGGAACTGGCTCAACGTCTAATGCAAATGCTTATTCAAGGATTGGCGGTTCTACTACATACTCACGGATGTATGCTCACGGTCAAAGCCGAGACTTTGTTGGCGTAGTTATTGGTGGAACTCCATCATCACCTAATGGAGAGATATATCAATGGGGTGATAATGGTAATGCACAATTAGCTAATGGCACTACAACTAATTCATCAAGCCCAATTCAGCCATCCACTACTATGCTTTACACAAACACTACGGCATCAACTGCGGCTGACAGTGCGCCTACTAGCACTGCACTTACTTTCCCAAGAACTGACATTGTAAAAATCTGGCCTCAGTCTGGTATCCTTGGTCAAACAACAAGTCACATTTATTGTGAAGATAGTGTTGGTAATTTGTTTGTAAATGGTTACAGCCAAGGCTTTACATATTATCAGAACAACCATGGCAACACTAACATACTTAACTTTAGGCAAGATGTTGGTCCGATGAGTACACCAGAAACAACGACCACTAACTTCTGGGTTGGGGAAACTCAGAGAAGTGTCGAGGCTATTATAACAATGGGCTATTCATATAACTCAGAGGGAACTTCACTCTGCTTTATGAGTGATGGCACTATCTTGGTTCGTGGTTACAACGCTCAAGGACAGATTGAGTCTAGCGACCAGTACATCGAATCTTGGATGCAACTTAATTAGAGGTAAGTAATATGGCTCAAGCACTTTATAAATGGACTGGCGAAATCATTGAACCTGATGGTTACGACAGTGAGTTGGAAGCCCCACAATGGTATGGGTATGATGAGGATGGCAATGGTTATGCTTTGTTAGAAGCAGATTTTGCATCTTCATGTTCTTCATCTAATGATGATCTTGCCACTACTACAACTACGGCAGATAAAAATTGGGTTAAGGCTAACAGCCCTCAAGCAAAAATTTTGAACCAAGAATGTGTTGAGGAAATAAGGCAGAGCTATTCTATTGATGATGAGCTTCAAGCGTTACGAACTGATGACGCTACAGTTAAAGATGCTATCGCCGCTATTGTAGCTTCTTGTGTCACAAAGAAAAACGCATTGGTAGGTGATTAATGTCTAAGCCTACAGCGCAAACAGTTAAGTCACAGATAGATACACACGAAGCTGTGTGTGCTGAACGGTGGCGTGAAACCATAATCCGTATCAAAAGAATAGAGCATATTATGATTGGTTCTGCTGGGACAACTATCGTGTTATTGCTCACGATGGTGTTGCGTGGTTAGCTATGCTTGCCGAATTAGCGGCGGCTAACGCTGCATTTGCTGTAATTAAAACAGCACTGATGAACGGCAAGAGTATTGCGGATGTCGGGTCTAAGGTTTCTGATTATGTCAATGCTACTGAAGACCTAAGAAAATTAGGCGAGAAAAAAAAGAGAAGTGTCTTGGCTTCTGGCGGTGAGCTAGAAGAATTTATGCATTTAGAAAAGCTTAAACAACAAGAAGAAGAACTAAAACAACTGATGATATACACGGGTCGACCCGGACTTTGGGGAGATTGGGTAAGATTTCAAGCTGAAGCTAGGAAAGCTCGTCTCAAAAGAGCGCAAGACAGGCGGAAAAAAATACAGCATTGGATCGAAGTAGGACTGATTAGTGTTCTTTGTCTGGCTTTAGTGTGTACGATTATCGGATTCTTTTATTGGTTGGCTTATGTCTATGATAGATAGAATATTAGATTACTCACGCAAGGCCGCGCTTCTACCTAGAGGCATGATGCTTGTTATGACCATGATGAGTTGGCGTTGCGCTGAATGGTTTATGGATTTAGATGCGCCTACTGCTTCACAATCAGCTTTCGTTAGTGTTGTTATGGGTGCTATGACAGGCGCGTTTGGCATCTGGATGGGGCATGAGAATAAAAAATGATACAGTTATTAGGTGTAGTGGGCAACTTAGCCCAGACTTTTCTTGAAGGTAAAGTAGATAAGCAACGAGCTAAGTCTGAAATTCTAAAGACTGCGGCACAGCATGATAGTAAGTGGGAACTTATTATGGCTGAGTCTACAAAGTCTAGTTGGAAAGATGAGATAATAACTATCGTTGTGCTTGCCCCTTGTGTCATGGCATGGATAGACCCTGACTTAGCTAAACGTGGGTTTGATGTTATTGCTGAATTGCCTGATTGGTATCAAAACATATTGTATGTTACCATCCTAGCTGGTCTTGGTTTAAAAGGATTAGATAGGTTTAGGAAAAAGTAATGCAGTTATCAGAGAATTTTAGCTTAGAGGAAATGATTAAGAGTCAGACCGCATTACGCAAAGGTATCTCTAATCAGCCCTCAGAAGAACACACAAAGGCTTTAACAGAATTATGTATCAACCTACTTGAGCCTATTAGATGGCACTTCAGCAAGCCTATAAGCCCCAGCAGTGGGTATCGTAGTCCAGAGCTATGCGTTGCTATCGGATCAAGTATCCATTCTCAACATGCTAAAGGCGAGGCGGCTGACTTCGAGGTGGCTGGTGTAGATAACTACAAGTTAGCTACCTACATTGAGGAGACAATGGATTTCGACCAGCTTATTCTTGAGTATTATACTGGTGGCAATACTGGTTGGGTTCATTGTAGTTACAAAACTATAGGCAATCGCAAAGAAGTTTTAACCTACAATGGTAAAGAATATATGAGTGGATTAGTTCTCTAAAGAATAAGGGGCAAGCCCATCGACTCGCCCCTTGTTGGAGGAAGGAGAACTAATCAAACCCCCAACTAATCCTAGAAGGGAATGTCATCATCAATGACAACATCCTTGCTAGGATTATTATCTGTTGGTGGTTGATTGTCAACCTGAGTTTGAGGCATGGACACTTGGGCTGACATAAAATTCTTGCCATCCTCAGTTTGTTTTTTCCATGCCGCAATCCTTATCTTGCCGAACTTGCCCTGTTCATCCATCAACCCAGCATACTGTACTGAGCCTGTGTAGTCGGGCTTCTTGTCGTTGTCACCCTTGTCGTTGGGGAACACGGCACCGACTTTTGCCCAGACATCAATACGCTTTGAACCATCTTTGTTCTCTGCTGTTGTTAGGATGGTCTTGTGTTCGTGTCCAAACACATCGACCTTGCCTTGAAGTATAAACTTCTGTTCGGGGAAGGGGGTAAAGAAAGCCCCCGAGTTTGTGTTGTCATATTCTTCAGCCATTACCATGCTCCTTCATCTTTGGTTGCTGTTGTTGACTTGCCGCCACTTACTTTTGGCGTTGGCATACTTGCTGAATTTCCATCATCATCTTCAGATGGCAGACCAAACGCTGATTGTAATCCATAGCGTTTAGCATAGGTTATACCTGATCCCATCTTCTGTGGGTCAGTGTTGTCTTTAGTCAGGATAGGTGTGCGTCCTGTGACTGACTCGCCTGACTCATGCATAAGTATTGTAGTTACAAACATATGCGTTTCATCAAAGTCCACAAGCTGTGTGAATGTAAGCCCACACTTCCCAGCCTCCGCTCGAACAGTCTCAATGACTTCTTCTAGTGAAGCATACTTTGATTTGAAGAATGGATTGTTAGCCCCCTTCTTCGCGGCGGCACCTGAGTTGTGAAACTTAATTAAAGCTTTACATAATTCTTGCATCTTAGTTCTCCTTTACTGTGAAGCGCAAAGCACCACGCTTATCACGCTTGATTGTGAGAAGTTCACAATAAACTTCTCGCTCGTTATCACCGACCATATCCTTGAGATTTGATTTGACGTTATCAAATGTCTTGGCTTCGTCAGCAAACTTAATGTAGTCGTGACACATAGAGATAAACTCATTGTCACCACTGGCATCTCTACGCACCATGCCATCAACAGGAATCTTATCTATAGATGTTGGTGCTGGGGCTGATGCTGGTTCTGTGTCTGTGGTCACACACTTCCAGAACTCAGCTAGATGGACTTGCATCTTGTTGATGTAATCCCAATCCTTCTTAACGTATACACATTCCCATCTATTGTTACCGAATATAACAGATACATAGATGCCATCTTTTATGCCCAGCCACATATAGAATTGTAGCTGTGGCATGTATCGTTGAAGCACTGCTTCCATGTTGTTACGCTCATGGGTGTGCTTGCACTCAATCATTTCATGCGCTGTGCTATCTGGCTCTGGCTGTATCATAGCATCGGCAGTACCTTTGAGTGGTATGCCTTCCCAATTCATTTCCATTGGGTATTGCCATGCAGATATATTTGTATCTGGGTGCTGTTCAATAAACCAATCGAGGTTGAAGCTTTCAGTATGACTGCCAAGCCGTACTGCTATGTTGCCAGACAAATCATCTGGCTCTACACGACCTGTCTTTTCAAGCCATAGCTTGTGCCAATCACCAGCCATGATACGGTTGGCATCACTGCCACCTAAGAAACCTTTGCGTTCCATATTAGTTCTCCTTTGTTTAATTATACTACTGCAATTACGCAGTAAGTTCAACCCTTTTTCTTTCGAGGGCTACCATTAGAAGCTCACGCTTCTTCATACGCCATTTGATTTTGGCGTATATCTCTGCATAAGAAGGCCAGAAGGTTGTAGTCTCTGACGTTTCTTTGATTGCACGAACAACAATATCGGCAGGGTATTCAGATAACTGCATAGCTATTGCTTGTATGCGTACACTGTAATCATCTGCGTTCTCGCCAGATGGTTTGACAACAAGAGCCGCTAACATTTTTAGTTGGCTGATGATGTCATCTACTGGCAGGGGAACGAGCGATGCCGCAACCGCCCCCATCGCTCGTTCAACTGACAGGATGTTATCACATGATATGGTGTAGCCATTGAGCCTGATGTCAACGTCACCATCTTTAGGATAGCGCACTGTCTCTTTAGGAATTACCTGACAGCCGAGAATGGATTCCACCGAACAAAGAAGATTTGTGTCCACCACGTTTGGCTTTCCAATTTCCAGTAGCCTTGCCACTGCCTTCTCTTTCTGCTCTCCACTTAATGACGTTGTTACACCAGTAGCGGTAGCCTCTGTTGATGTCTTTGAGCTTTGTGCCTTTGGCGAGGTGGTGATTACGGAACTGATCTGCTTCAAGGTCATGGTCGATTTCTCCCTTCGAGTTAATAGAGACAATCAATTCATCACTTGGATGCCAGTCCTCTATCTTTGTTTTACTGGTTAGTAATAGGTTAGGGGTGCTGTCTGCACCTAGCTGGGTGCTGTCTGCAACTAACTGTGGGTATAATGTATACACAGTGGAACGCTTGTTGTTGCCTCGTTGCCGAGTAACATAGCCTTCTTCTTCTAACCAATTTAGTTTGCGAGTTATTGTTGAACGATTCATTGATGTTCGTTCTTCGATTGTAGTTAATGAAGGCCAACACTTATGCGTTTCTTCATTAGCATAATCAGCCAGAACAACCATCAACCACTTGGCATAGCAATCAGGAATCCTCTCCTTGATTACCTTCGCCATTAGTAAGAATGACATTTAAGTTCTCCTTTAAAAGTGGGGCGATGTACTTCTCAAATACATCACCGTCAAATATAACACAGGTTCTTGGTGTGCCTGTCTTACGTTTATAAATTGCAGCATCCCTTCCTTCTAACACCTTGAAAGCATTAGGAAAAGATGCGGCGTCACGGTACTTAACTTCAGTTACCAATCCGTGTCCGTTGAGTTTCCAGATGATGTCGCCAGAATATTCTCCTCCCAATTGTCCAGACATCGGTTGCCTTTTCGCTTGGAAGCCTTGCTCTTGTAACCAGTATACAATTCTTCTTTCGTGATAGTCGCCTTTTCTGCGATTCTTGCTTGCCAATAGTCTGCTCCTTTTTCCATACAGCTATCACAAATTGTGTGATGTGCTACTGGTTCTATTGATGCAAGCACACACACAAAGTAATGAGTGAGCGTTGAGCAAGCATCGCATTTATATGGTACGCCCTTGTTCGGGTCGCTATTTTTTAATCTTTTTCTTATAGATTTTGAGCGTAAGGCCAAGCGCATCTAACCAACAAGTAAACATAAAGCCACTAGGTACACGTTTGTGTTGCTCCCATTTGTGGATTAAAGATTTGTTGACTCCTATTCTGTGGGCTAGTTCTTCCTGAGACATCTTCTGTCTAGTACGATGGCTAACCATTTCATTGACAACATCACTGTAACTATCTGTCACTTGTGTTGGTTGTTTGTAATGCTCGAAGTTTTTCATATATCTTTAATGCTGTTGAGTGCCGCATATCCTGACCATACTTAACACGATAGTAAGTTGATGAAGGAACACCAGCTAATACAAAGGCATCCTTCAGCAACACGTTTGAGTTCGTAGCTTTTTGTTCTAAGATTTCATAATAACTTTTCATGTGGCTACGATTGCATACTTGCAGTTAATCGTCAATCCTCAGAAAATATCCAAGCCTCTAATTCTTCATCAGTCATTTCATCAGTGTAGTCTATTTGCTTTGTGACTGTACGGATTTTCTTTTTCTCCTTGATGTGAGGCAGTCGCTTCGGTTTTATAGTTACCTCCGCAACTGCCCTCACTCTTGGGATTGCTTCCAAGGTTGTGAACTTGTGGTCACAGGACAGGCAAGCACGCCTCCGCCTTATGGTATTGTTGGCAGATGAGCGTGAGTCTTTTACCTTCGTATCAGACTTACACTTGGGGCAATGCATACATCACCTGTTGACTACGACCTGACCTAGCTTTGCGCTTGCCATCAATCTTAATCAATCCTTTATCTAATAATTTTCTGTATCTAGGTGTAACAGATGAGGCTTTGACTTGCTCATTGACCCACATCAGGTCTTCGATCTGTTCTGATATAGCACCTTCGATGCTGAAGATTTTAATGTAGCTAAGAACAAGAGCTTCCAATCTGGTAGCATCTAATTTTTCTGCCGCCTCATGGCTAGTCGAGGGGTCGGTGTTACGAGCCAATTGATAGGCTTGAGTTTCAAAGAGGTCGTTCATTTTAGTTCTCCTTTTCTGATATGATTCCCTCATACACTGTGGTTTCTTGACAGCAACCATCTAGTTCGAGGGATGTTTCGAGTGCATCTTCTGGTGATGTGGCATACAGAGTATGAACAACTGTGTATGCCTCAAGTGTTTTGATATTATCTGAAAGACAATTAGCACAGAACCCACCAGTATCATTGTTCGGGTGGTACAAATCATTGTAGTTCTCATGCTGTTGATTACAGTCCACACACTCATAGAAGTCTGAGTGCTGGACTGTCATTGTTTTATCTTTAATAGGGTATTTCATCATCAATCTCTGGCGGTGGGTTGTGCTTCTCCCAAGCATCGACAGCGCGAGTCATAAATTTTTCACGATCAAACTTAGGGTTAGCTGTTGCAAGTTCATCAG